CTGATGGCTTCACGCAAGTAGTAGCAACTGATTGTTCAATGCCTAAGTCGGCTGCATGGTTTCGATTGGCTTCAATGACAACGTCTCGAAGTGTTCCGAGAAGTCTCTTGATTCCGGATCGTTTACCATTAGTGTAAGCATTGTCCATAATGCCCGTCATTGAGACGCCAAGCAATCGTTCCTCTTCGCAGTTCTTTTTCCAAGAAGAGCCAAGGTAACGGAAGTTGGTAAGAGTACTTTGCCATGTGCCAAGAATAGAAGCAAGTTGTGCTTTCTTCTTCAAGGTCTCAGGTGTATCCTCTGCTCGAACTACAATTTCTGACAAGTTACAAAACTCTGAGTCTCGCAGAATAATTTCAGAACAAGGATTAGTACCAAAAGCATGGTCAACTGATCTAGTTCGATGAACCTCTGGATCTCGAATGTCAGTACGACCAACCAGTTTCTTTGCGGCATCTCGGTTAAAGATACCACGTTCTCCTGATTTGGAGTTATATAGAGCCAGCCATTCTTCCATGAACTGACCTACGGACACATCGCCCTCGTACACTGCGCTGTTATTAGCAAGTGCGCGATGAGGCGAGGTGTTCCACCACTGCCCATCCTTAGCGTGACGCATACGGTCATCGTTCAGGCTAGACAGTGAGATAAGAGCGGAGCGTCGAACTCCGCCTACGACCACAATTTCTGCGATCTTACATACGATGTCGTGACACTCAATAGATGAGAGCCTACGACCAGCCGCTCCACGGAACGTAGCCACCGTGAACTTAAACAGATCTTCCAGTGGTCTTGGTCCCGAAGCACGCCCTCCGAAGGTCTTGAGGCGTGCGCCTTCTGGTCGAACCTTAGACGTATCCCATTGAGGAATCTGTCCTTGAATCAGAAGAGCAATCAATTCCTTGTATGCCTTAGCCCATCCAATCTTACTGTCAGCAACTACAATAGTCGTATCAGTATCATGGAAGGTTTCGGCAACAGGTTGAATCTGTTTGACCTCTTCGTCTTCACAGCTAAAGCCTACTCCAGTGCCGCACATAAGAACATATAGAATCTCATCGAAAGCACGGAGGCGGTTGACGCTTACGAAAGCACAGTTGTAGCCAGCCACATTATCTCTAGCGAGTGCAGGGCCAGCTGTCATGAGAGCACGCATTGAAGGCATGATCTCTAAGTTTAGCACAGCAGTCTCGAGTTCTTCTCGAAGGTCTGCTGGCACAGTATAGTCACACTCTTCCTTGAGATGTTCTTCAAAGAAGTCAAAGTATCGTGCAACTGTTTCTTCCCAAGTCTCTCGTCGGTTTTCGTCAGCAAGCCAACGAGAGTATCGGGATAAGTGAATAAATTGTTGATATAAAGTGGGAAGCATTATTTGCCAGTGGAGCCGAAGCCGCCATCTCCCCTTTCTGTCTCTGATAAATTACCGAGTTCAACCTCTTCCACTTTCATGTAAGGGCACGGTACGACAACGAGCTGAACAAATCGCTCGCCTCGATCAATAGTAAATGGAACGTCAGAAGTATTTTCTACGATAGCCATGATTTCTCCACGGTAATCGGAATCAATGACGCCAATTGTGTTAACAAGCCTAAGTCCTTTTGCTCCAAGAGAAGAGCGAGGAATGAGAAGCCCGACGTATCCTTCGGGAATCTCAGCAATTACTCCTGTATCTATCTGTACTTGTTGTCCCTTTTCGATCGTAGTCCATTTGTCCGCTCGCAAATCCAAGCCAGCAGAGCCGGAAGTAGCAATCTTAGGTCGAAGTTCGGGTGCATAACAGAAGAACTTTAAAGTATCCATTTTAACTCCTTAAATAGCTTTGCGAATCCAGTCTTGGAAACTACGAAGACCACGAGTGATCCCGCCAGTAAATCCCGCGACAATGGAAATCAAAACGTCAATAGAAGCAAGCAACGATCGTTCAATCGTGCGAAGAAAAGTAATAAGCATTAGTTATCCTCAAGCAAAAGCCAGAGTAGTGCCAAGCCTAGCAGCAGATACCATACAGGATCTACAGTAGGCTCATCAATCTTTGGTGGTTGGTTAAATGTTTTTGTGATGACGGTAGGTTCTTGCTCTACCGATACAATAGGAATGGATTTGCATCCAATTAAAAGTAAACTTAATAAGTATTTCATTTTGCCTTAGCGCTGGCGGTACCAAAGTAGAAACCTACAATGGCTAAAAGAACTTGTCGTAGTTCTGGAATCAAGAGTACTCCATTGATTTCCGTAAACACTTTAGTTGGTGCTTCAGAAATCAAGCCCCAAAGAACAGAGCGTCCGGGTACTTCGCCTTCCACCACCACCGGCAAGCCCCACATAGGGGCAAGCAGTGGGATGAATACGACAGCAAAAAGAACGGCCAAGACAATAGATCTTCGAACAAACTTACCAGCACTAATACTAACACGCTGTGCTGCTGCGTTTGCTGCTTCTTCACGATGCTTGTCTCTTTCGAGAGCTCGCATCATAATATCGTTTTGTTGTTGTGACCGGATTGCCAAGAGCTTCATTACAAACCCTGCAACAGATCCGCCGAGGGTTGTAAGAAGCTCAGCAGTTAGCATTCAGTATCATCCTCTTCTTCTTGGATTTTGTATGCTTGTGGTTCTTCTTTGCATTCGCTAGGGTTTCCACAGCACTCTGATTTTTCTTTATCTGCTGGACACTTTTCTTCAGCAGACTTTAGTGCTGCTTCAGCAGAAGAAATAAACAGTTCTGCTACTGCATCAAGCTGGACAGCTAATGCAACAAATACTGCTTGATCTCCGGGTAGGGCATGTTCTTGCGCCTTTACCAAGTGTTCAACTGCATGTCCAAGATTGCGAACAATCTCAGTAAGATGAGAAGGAACAAAGTTTACAGACTTTGCATTAAAGGTTTCTTTCTGTCCTTCTTCTTTGATTTCAGGAACATTGTCCTTGATTTCTGGAATAGTTTCTTCAGTCATTTGTTTCTCCTTGATGTCTCCTTAAGTCCCCCTGAGACCCTCAAGATAAACAAGAGGGCCTCCAGAGGGCCAAGGAGATGATTAATTAAGTGGACAACTTTTGTATGTACATAGGGTACTTTAGTATGTCGCTGTCCTATGGGTGTACCAAACTTAGTATGGCGTAATATTACACATTCCATGGAAAGGTATGCGTTATTGCGCCAGTTTCTTTATCATACTCCTCAGGCCTAAGAAGGTGAAGACACTTATATTGTGCCTCAAAGTATTCATCTGCGTCATTAATTCCAGCTTCATTAATAATTCGATCTCGTTTTTCGACGTATCGTTTGCTAGGATTATTGAAAGCATCTCGATTTTCTTGTAAAATAGAAGGCCAATGCCAGTTTTGTTTCTTAGCCCATGCTTCGCCTCGGCCAAGAATTCCAAAGATATTATCGGTGCTGTCTCCAGTTACAGTTTGGATTCTTTCAAAAGCTACAGCATCTTCTTCGCTAACTTCTACTGGATTATCTTCCTTTCGAGGATTCCAGTGCCAGCCGGGAACAGTTCGCATGTCTTTGTCAATGGCAATGCAGCACCAGCCTTGACACAACATCATAGACATTAGGTCATCAGCTTCAAGCCTTGGTCGTTCAACAACCATTTCTGCTTTGTCATGAAGCATGTCCATCGCATCTTTTAAGAATCTTGGTTTCGGTTTCTTGTCACGATTAGCTTTATACAAGTTCCAATAATCACGACGAAAATTGTCAGCACGAGAACAGCTAAACGCAACAGCGACACGGTCAAAATTGCTTCCTAAATCGTTAAGATCATAGTTAATCCGCTCTTCTAGCCAATCAAATCCTTCATTTTCTGCGTAACAAGCAGCCGTATAGGCTATCCAGTCACCATCAATCACTGCTTGTGTCGGTGTCATCATCTAAATCCTCAAAGTCTTCTTGATCTTCAACCCAATCGAATAAAAGATCTAATGTTTTTTGAATTTCTTGTAACAAAGCAGCACGATCTTCTTCGCTAAGTTGCTCGATTTCTACTTCTTCTTGATCGCTTTCGGTAAACAAATGAGTACCTAAAACTAAAGGAGCTACAGCTTCGATCATTAGCTTTCCATTTTTATCTGGACCAGAGTTATCAAACCAAACTACTTCTGGTTCGCATGGTTCTCCCCAAGGCATTTTTGTTTTGTAAAATCTTTCAAAACGTTTGCCTTGTCCCTTAGTTCTATCTAAAGCTTTAGCAAGTTTTTCTGATTCATGTTTTCTGAAATTTGCATAAGGAGTAGGCAATCTCTTTCCAGCACACACGTGAATCATGCTACCGCCCATACGAAGTACTGTATCAATTTCATTCTGGTATCGAACATCGTCAATAATAACTACATGTTCCCAGTATTTATCTCCACGATCTAAACATTCGTATTCTTTTTGTAAAATATTATTTATTTCTTTTACAGTAACTTTAATCCAGTAGTCTGGATCTTCAGCTCTTCGAGCAGCTCCTTCCGTTTGACAATACTTTCTATACTCTTTTGGATTGTCTTCCTTAGAAAAACCTGCAGCAACAGCATTTCTTTTCAAAGCTCCTGCAAAAGAAACTAAGTTAG